TTACTTCCTGTAATAAACTCTCAACTGAGGTAGCTGTCTTGAAAGCACAACTAGAAGCATCTAAGACATCCTATGATCGTGAGATGAAAGAGATGAAGGAAACTATCAAGGCAATCTTTATGAAGCTGGACAATATAGAGCAAAGCCTAAGGGACAAGTAGTATGGCTATCCTTGAAACTATAGCCGCAGCTAACGCAGCTTACAGTGTCATACGTAAGTGCCTAGAGAACGGCAGGGAAGTAAAGGATATGGTTGGTCAGGTTGGTAAGTTCCTGACCGCAGAGGAAGAACTAAAAGAGGCTGTACAAAAGAAGAAGAACAGCCCACTAACCGCCATTACAGGTGGTGCTGAGGGAGACTGGGAAGAGTTTCAGGCACTTGAACGCATTAGAGAACAAAGGGCTGAACTCGAATCGTGGTGCAAATTGTACGCTCCCGCTGGAACTTGGGGTAGGTGGCAAAGCTATCAGATGGAAGCACGTAAACGTAGACAGGCTGCTAAGAAAGCAGCACAGTTAGCACACGAAAAGAAGATGGAACAGATACAGATAGTCACAGCTACAGTGATTGCAGTAACTGCTGTTGTTCTTGGGATATATTACTTAGGTGTCTATGCAGGGAAGTGGTAATGCCAGTATACAAAGTGAAAGGTGGGTACCGTTGGGGTAAGACAGGAAAGGTATACCGAACTAAAGCCGAAGCAGAGAAACAAGGACGTGCTATACATGCTTCGGGCTACAGGAAAAGAGGGGCAAAGAGAAAGAAGGATGGCTAAGAAACCTAAACGTGACGCATGTTACAAGAAAGTAAAAGCTAGATATACACGTAACGGTGGTACTTGGCCCTCAGCCTATGCAAGTGGTGCTCTTGTTCAGTGTCGTAAAGTCGGTGCTTCTAATTGGGGCAACAAGAGCAAGAAGAAATAATGGCAAGTGATAGCTTAAAGAAATGGTTCAGCCGTAACAACGGCAAGGGTTGGGTCAACTGTAAGACAGGTGGTCCATGTGGACGTAAGGACCGTAGTAAGGGTGCTTACCCTGCTTGTCGTCCCACCATGGCTCAGTGTAAGAAGGGACCAATGAAGAAGAAGACAAGCAAGAAGAGGGTAAGCTGGAAGTAATTAAGCGGGTTGTCGTTTCTCCCAAGTGACACACTGATAATCCACCACAACGAAACCAGCAGCTTCAAATGCTTCAATGCCACCCCTGATCTCAAACATACACTTCTCTTCTGTAGGTAAGATACTTCCAGTAGATTGAACTTTACACATGGACATATCCTGCATACAGACTAAGAGCAGAGGTGTGAACAACATTTTAACTTCCTTCCATTTCTTGGATTAGTTTGTCTAGGTACCACCTAGCTTTCTTCAGGTCTTCCACAGGTTTCCCCTTGTAACGATACCGATGCATATACTTCTTGGTGTTACCTTCAAGATACCCTAGGTACATCATGGTATCCATGTTATCTTTCATATAATCAATACACTCAATAGACCCATCTCCATAGTGAGGTGGGTTATTTATTATGTCAGACATCTCAGTGTCTGTAAAGAACTCAACTTGCGCCATCTAAATACTCCTTCAACTCTGTGTAACCACCAATATGTTTACCTGTGTATGTCCATATCTGTGGTACTGTTTTTATATCAGCTTTCTTGAACAAGTCAAGTATCCACTTAGACTCTTCAAGGGAGTAATGACTAACACTACCCCCTTTAGAGTTGATAAGCTGCTTGGCTTTCTCACAGAAAGAACAGTTCCGTCGGCTTACCATTACGTACATCATTATGTTAGCAACTGATGGATTGCTACAAGCGATGCGAATACTGCATAGATTTCTAGTCCAGTCATGTTATCTCCTTATGCTGTCAGGTCTACGATTTCACAGCTATCACCAGAACAGGCCATAGTCTGCATTCCAACGGTGTTATCAGATTCTTCATAGTTTGTCAAGAGGCTCCAGTCAATTTTTTCTGGCATGTTCTTGGCTAACTCTTCATACTCTGACTTGCCGATTTCTTGGTACGGTGCCTGTTGGTACGTGTGTTCGTTGTAAGGCAGGAAGGATACCCCTGACATTTCATCGAAGTGTTCGTACACGAAAGCACCTACCTCGAACCACTCGTCCTTACGGACGTTGATAGTGACTGAGGGTTTGTGTTCACACCAGTGACGCTGGAACATCAACCATGTCTCTAACTGTTCAATAGCTGTCAGGTCTTCAGTGACAACAGCACCTGCTGGTGCCTTGACAGGGAACGAGAACACAGTTGTCTGGTCAGGCTTGAACACATCAGGTTCGTTAGGGATACCCTGATCAATCATAAACTGAGTCAGTGGGTCTTTGTTGTCTCCTCTAACGGTTCTAATGTAGTAGTGACTATGTCGTGCGTGGATACCACTTGCGGAGTCCACGAGTTGTGAGACTGTTCCACTAGGCTTAACGCATGTAATAGCAGCAGAACGCTGAATGTCAAGCCGATCAGCCAGTTCATGGTTTGTGACAACAGCCACACTACGAAGGTGTTCAAGAGTTTTAGATAGTCCAGCATTTTTACTTGTCAATAGCGGGTTGTCCATGATACCTGTCAGTGACACACCGAGCAATCGTTCCTCTTCTGTATTGTTTCGCCACACCTTTCGCAGATATGGAAACTTTGTGTAGGTTGACTGGACAGTTCCCAGAATAGTTGCCAACTTGACTTTTCTTTCCAGATCATCGACAGTGTCTGTAGCACGGACGACAACCTCAGTGAGATTGCAGAACTGATATGGTCGAAGGATAATCTCTGAGCAAGGGTTAGTTCCGAAGTCATGTTCAGGATCACGTCTGCCAAACTTCGCAGCCTGTTTCTTAGATGCTTCACGGTTAAATACTCCACGTTCCCCAGAGCCTGATTCCACAAGCGACATCCACTCACGCATAAACGACAGGCTATCTGGTTTCTCTGTGTATGCTACACTGTTGTTAGCCAAGGCACGTTGGGCATTTTGTTCCCACCACTGACCTGACTTAGCATGACGCATACGATCATCTGACAGGTTAGACAGAGAGATCATAGCTGAACGGCGTACACCACCGACAACAACAACCTCACCGATCTTACACATCAAGTCGTGGCATTCAATAGATGATAGCTTACGTCCCTGTGCATCCTTGAAGACCTTGACTGTAAAGTTGAACAGATCAACAAGAGGCGCAGGACCAGAGGCACGTCCACCGAAAGTCTTTAGTCGAGCACCAGCAGGACGTAATTTAGATACGTTCCACTGAGGAATCTCACCAGCCCATAGCAATGCTAGTAACTGACGGAACGCCTTAGCCCAACCCTCTTTGCTATCCTTGACAATGATTGTTGTCTCGCTGTCGAACAGTTCAGGTACCTCAGGTAACTTCGTGATGTACTGACGTTCAACGGAGAACCCTACACCAGTACCACACAACAGAATAAACATTGCTTCATCGAAAGACTTAGGGTCATCGACAGGAAGGTACGAGCAGTTATACCCAGCAGTGTTGTCACGTACTAGAGCTGGACCTGCTGTCATCATTGCTCTCATAGAGGGCATGACTTCCAAGTTCAGGATAGCCTCTTCTAGTTGGTTGACGTAACTGTCGTCGCCCAAGACAGGACGTACCACATTATCCATGTAGCGTCCAACAGTCTCTGACCAAGACTCACGTCCCTTACCATCCACATAACGTGCATAACGTGATGTATGAATGAAAGACTGGTAGTCTGTTGGTAAATAGTTATTCATCTTTTCCTCTTCCTCTCATTGTTTTATCTTCACCTAACCAGACTAGGCGGTCAATGTCAGCACGAGAGATTCCTATATCAGTTAACTCTCTATCTGTCAAGGCATTTAGTTCTTTAATTACCTTGCGGTGTGCTCTCCAAGTAGCGACGTAGCGCATGAAACGTACAGGCCAGTTCATCGTTTATCTCCTGATCCTGCAATCTTACCACGACGTTGACGATCACGTAGTTTCTTTAGGTTCTTGATTGCAACGTCCTGCATATCAACATTCAAGTCACGACACAATGCGGCAATGTACCACAGACAATCACCAACCTCATCAGCGATAGCCTCACGATTGAAGACACCATCACGCATGATCTTCTTTACCTTGTTAGCTACCTCACCAGCTTCTGCTGCAAGACCCAACGCAGGGTAGATGATAGCATGTTCCTGTTTGTAGATAGCTGTCTTCGATGCCATCTGTGAGAACTCGTTCATACTAATAAACGGTTCGCTGTAGTATTCCCACGCTTCTAAGTCTGTTTCATTAATCATTGTTCCCAACTTTCTATCTCTTCTTCTTCGTTACTCGTATCAATGAAGTCATCAAGGTCAAGCAAACCTTCTTCATGTAGCATCTTGAACACATGATACTTCGTAATGTCTGCGTTTTCTAACACGTAGTCTGTGTCGAAGTCTTCGGCCAGAACTGTTAGTTTATCTTCTACAGTAAGCATTGTCAAGACCTTTTCTCCTTGATCCATGAGAAAGGAATAGTTTCCTTAGCGTACAGGAAGCCGTGCTTCTCACACCAGTCAGCATAGGTTGTCTTAGAACCCTTTAATAACTTGGCGTTAGGATTACTGAATACAAATCTGATGTCATACTCAGGGTGTTGCTCTTTTACCATGAGGTGTTTCATTCTATCTGACGGTAGGAACCGCCCCTTAGTTTCTACTATGATACCATTCGGTAGGATGAAGTCTGGTGTGTACGTCTTGATAGCTGGTTGCCAAGGTATCTTCAGAGTTTCATACTTGAACTTTACCTTGTGTTTCTGTAGAAACTTAGCTGTACGTTTCTCTAAGCCTGATCTGTAACGCACTGTGGTGGCTCCCATAGTTGGTTAGGGTAACGACGTAACCAGAGTAGTCTGGCATTTTCAATAACACGATCCTCTTCACCACCGTACTGGTGGAGACACTCAAGGTAATAGTCCGACTCAGTCTTACACTCAGCAACTATCTTCTCTGCCTTAGCAGGACCAACACCATACAGACCCTTGATGTTATCTGCACGGTCACCTGTGAGTATCTGCTTGTAGAAGAACTTCATACCATCTTCCTCTGACACAACTCTGTGCTCACCCTTTGTAGGGTTGTAGTGACGACAAGGAATCTGTAGCATGTCCTTGTCAACCGTAACGATGATAGCCTCAGGTCCAATCTCTGTAGCTGCTATCCCGATCAAGTCATCAGCCTCTTCACCCTTAGAGACAACAGCTTCCCATGCTTTGATCATGTGCTTACGGATAGCTTCCAAGTGTTGTGGCTTCTCGACATCCTTACGGTTACCCTTGTATGGATGTGTGACAGCTAGGTCATAACGGAAGTTACCCTTGCCAGTAAGGAACACCTCGTAGTCCTCAACATCATACTCCAAGACACACGAATAGATAGACCACTGGATCAAGTCGTCTACCTTATCTAAGGCATCCTCAACGTCCTGATCCTCACAAGAGAACGCAGCACGGTAAGCAAAGATGTCACCATCAATGAGAATCTTAGGCTTTGTTTGCTTTGTCTTTTTCTCTGGCACGTTGACGTTCCTCGTCTGTCATTGGTGTTATATTAGTTCGATCTAACTCAACTTCCATACCTTTACGTAACATTTCTACGAAACCGAAGTTGAAGATAGCACCGAAGGTTGCATCATCCATGTCTAGTTTGACAAGTGCTGACCCATCCTCACGTTCTTCCAAGGCTATAACTTTTATCTCACTCATTGTCCGTATCCTCGTAGTGCTGCCCATGAAACTGGAAACAACTTCATCATCTTGTCACTGATGTAAGCGGCTACCTCACGTGACTCCTGTTGTGTATCAGGCATACCACGTAGACGACACATATCAGCAAACGCATCTAGGCTACCTGACCAGTACCACTCTGTCATCATAGACTGTGGCAGTACCATACGTGCTTGCTCTGGACACACACCCTTGGATAGCAGGTACTTGTAGTCCTGTATTGAACTATACACCATGTTCTTAGCTAGTTCAGGGTTAAGGTCAACAACACCATAACTACCTTGTTTAACATTATCGGCACGACCACGCCAGTCATACGGTTTGTAGAACTCAGGATCACTGTCAACATAACGACGTGACACTTCGTTCCAACGTAGGAACTTATGCTTGACTAACTGACGTGCAACAAACACTGGTGCCTTGACATGAAAAGATGCAAACGCATGACCGAAAGGTGATGTGTGTTTGTGGTTAGCTAAGTAGTGGATCAGCTTGATATCTTTCTGTGACAGTACTTTCTTCTCGCCGTTGTGTACACGAGGTAACCAGTCAGACTTCTTATTGAACGACACACGTGCCGCATTAACTACAGATAGATCGCTGCCCATGTGGTCAATGTATGTAACTTCAATCATCTTGTTTCCCCTTGAATCTATGTTTAAAGAACACGATAACATTTATCATGGTGTTGATTGTTACCATTAATATAATCCACCACTGCCACCATACAAGACCACCAACCTCAAACATTAGTTTAACTTATCTTTATCGAAAGATAACTCGACTAGCATGGCTGTGTTCCAGTTCTCTGCTTCTTCTTGTGCTTCTTCTACTGTGTCAAAACATATAGGTTCGTCTTGAACTGTGAAAGGATTATTACCTGAAACATACATCAAGTCACCGTCTACGTTTATCATCACTGCATACTTTTTCAATTTACTATCCCATTAAAAAGGACAGGGCCGAAGCCCTGCCAGTTGAGAGGAGAAACTAGGCTGCTTCAATCTCGTCGTCATCACGCTCAGGGATTGGAACGTGTTCAAGAATCTTGATGGAAACAAGACTTGTACGTGAGTACGTCTTACCATCGCCACCTTGAAAGGTTGTGATCAAGTTTGTCACAGCCGCCATGGAACCGTTACCGATACCACCATTGATGTCTGCATCCCAGACCTGACCATCAGAGTCAGTAACCTTGGGAGCACCACCTGCCTGTGGAATCTCACGTCCATCCTTTGTCACGACAAGATGCTTACGTTCAAACTTAACAACAAGTTCACCTTCCATCAACCGACGTTGGTTCGGTTTCTTTTGTGTACCTGCTGCCTTTAGTTTCTCGTACTCAGACTTGTCGAGAATCTGATTAACGGTATACGCACCGTTACACTCTTGGTAAGAACCTTCGTAACCTTCCATGTCACGAGTGTTCTCGAAGATTTTAGCCCACTCGATTGGACCTGTAGTGGTTACTTCTTTATACTTAGCCATTGGTAATCTCCTTTCTGGCTGCTTCTAGATTGCATATAGCAACTAATGCTTCGATTGTCAAGACTAAAATTACAGGTGATAGTGCAATTATCCAGATCAATGGGTGTCTCTCCAGTTCTTTCCAATGTCAGTTGACCCTGCTAGTGGACAGATCATATCGAAGTTCTTACCAGTGTCAACAATAGATTGACGCTGTATCTCACCTAGTAGTTCTGCTTCTTTGTACTCCCCTGCTACCTCTGTCTGCCATTCATCGTGAGGCCAAGTAACTAAGCGGAAGTTAATCCACTGTCTCTTCGCACGGTGTACCCACTGAAGTGCAGCGTGTTTCATAATGACAGACTCACCATTCTGTAGCATACCTGCCAATGTTTTGTGTGCGTTGGGTACCTTGACCTTACGTCCATCAAGACCCTTGAACCAACCACGACTAGCAATCTCAGGTATACGTTTCTTTTTCAGCTTGGCTAGACCTTCGATGGATTCCATGAAGTTCTCAACTGCCTGACCTGCTTCCTTCTGGTTTACCTTGAGAATCTGTGCGATCTTAGCATTACCTGCGCCAAGTAGAAAGGCATAGATGAATGTCTTCGCCATGTCACGTGTGATGTGTGACATACCCAAGGCTTTGCGGTTCAGGTTGTGGATGTCAGTCTCGTCTTCCTTCTTACCTGAAACAATCGCATGGACGTACTCTTCAGAACGCATGAGGTGTGCAAGTACACGCAACTGGATACCTTCAGCATCTGTACCTACTAGCCATGAACCTTCAGGTACACACCACAACGCACGGAACTGACCGTCATACTTAGCCTTAACCTTCTCCACTTCTGTGCTAGGTTCACCGTGGAACTCAGCAGGAATGTTAGCTTGGTTAGGGTTGCGGTGTGACATACGTCCTGTCCATGCACCAATGTGTGCAAAGCTACCGTGAATACGCTTATCGTCCTTGACGTGACCTAGCCACTCCACCAGTGAGGATCGGCGTCCTTCAAGGGTCAACCACTCGGCTAGACGTTTGCCGCCTGTAGGTGCTGTCTCAGGCAGTGTGCTAAGGTTTGCCTCTGATAAGGTCCAACCGTATTTAGCAAACTTTTCTCCACGTTCATCCATCATCTATTCTATCCTTGTGTCTATGAAGATAGTCTAATGCTTTCTCTAAGCCTTCGATTGTATCTCCAAGTTTACCTAGACCTTGATTACAAGAGGTACATAACCAACCCCTGAATGTTTCAGTCTCACGACAGTGGTCTAGGTTTATATGTTTATCGTTTAAGTCTTTAAACTTTTTACCGCAACAGTCACACCTTGCAGGTTTAGGTGGTGCAGTTTTCTTTAGTTGCCTTACAACTTTGTTTGCTTCTTTCTCGCAGCACTTACAAAAACCTTTTAACCAAGTCTTTCCATTGCTAGTTACTGTGTGTATGCTGAAGAACTGTTCTGTAAACGGATACTCAGTACCACAACGAGTACAAACTTTACCTTCTATACCTTCAAACTTGATGACCTTATCCCGCTCGAAGAACTCTAGTTGATTCACGTTCATATTCTATGTGTCCTTTAGTCTTTTCGAAGGGTTGCCAACCTGCTTCCCATAACCTTTCGATCCTTTGCTTGGGTGAGGCGGGGTTGAAGTTGATGTACTCATAGCACACTAACTCTGGCGGGTCAACTGATTTGTCGAGTGCCGTTGCAAAATACTTTTCTTGTGCCTTGGTGACTGAAGAGAATAGACTACCATCGGCTTTCCGTCGGTACTTGATACGATTGATTTCTGTAAGTTTAGGCGGGAAGTCTTCTTGAAAACTCTGTTCAAGGTCTTCCATTCTTGTTTGTATTTCACCGAGTAACTCCTCTGCTGTGTCCTCGTCGAAGTAGAATCCGTTGTCTGTCATCTGCTCACAGAGGATTTGAATGTCGTGCTCACACCGTAAAGACTCTTGCCATTCAGGTGCTTCTATGATGTTCTTAAAGTGGTGGTACAACTTGACAGTCACGACCACGTCCTGTTGACAGTACTCTACCATCTCCTCAGATAGTTTAGAGAAGTCAGTGAACCCTGTCTTGAACTCACCAAGACGTTGACCCCATGCCTTGAGGCTGTGACGGTGTCCGTCGTTGGTGTAGTCTACTAGACGTGATACGATCAGTGTGTCAATCACTTTCTCCATTGGCATGACGTGACCAAGTAGTTTGTTGATTACCTGTACGTCAAAGCCAATACCATTATGAAAAACAAAACTGCTACAATTATTGCAGTACTCAACAAAGCGATCCCTTTCCTCTGGTATACTGGTTACGTTTAGGAACTGTTCACGCTCCCCTGTGTTGACATCCTCAGCACAGATAACCCAGATGTGTTCTGGTGTTAGGCTCTCTGTTTCGATGTCCATTGCTACGATTTTATTTGTCGTCATCATCATCATCCGTCCCGAATAGATCGTGCCACATAAACTGGATTACAGTCCAAGGCCATAGGGTACTGTGTGCAATAGCACGGTTGACATTCATATCATCCTTTCGGTCTAGCATATGAAAGATAGTAGAGACATGAATGTAATGCAGGTAGATACCTAGGCAATACAACACCCCTGCGGCTGTCGCCATGTAATCAAAAGTCATCTGGTTTCTCGCTTAATGTAAAGGTTGATGGATTGAACTTCAGTTGTCCTGCATAACCTGTCGGTCCTACTGGACGGTTCTTTGTGACCAATAGCTTAGTCGTGTTGCGTTCATCAGCATCCTCAGATAGCTTGTCACGCTTTAGGTCCACGACAACAGACGCACGTTGTTCGATCATGCGGCAGTACTTCACAGCACCATCATCGTTTGTGTGTCCAATGGTCACGATACCAACCCCTAGTTCTGCTGCCAACTTGGACAGCCTTACTGACAGATCAGCTAGGAACTGTTCCTTGCTTTCTTCTGCCGCTACACCTGCACTGATGTCCTGTATCGGTTCGAAGAACACATACTGTACACCACAGGCTTGAGATAGATACCTGATCTGAGACAATAAGTCAAGAGGATCATCCTCATCATTCAAATAAAATTGGTATAGTCTCTCGTCTTTAGTCAAGTCTTTGATAGCATCTTGGACTAGGCCATCCATGTTCTTGTCTTCGATCAAGTCCTTGCGGGTAAGGTTATCGTTCAGGT